GCTCTTATCATCTAGCTACCTCCTACTTTTACCGCGCCTCGACATATTGTTGGGCATGTTCAATGGAATCAAATTCCTTTTCGCCATCTTGTGGGTGAACAAGATAAACCTTATCCTTGCGTTGTCCGAGAAGATAACCATGTGCTTTGAACCAATCAATATTTCTTTTTGCCGAATCATACCTTTTCATTTACTCACCTTCCTTTCTTCGCATTTGGATGCTTTGGCGTGCGTGCCTTATCACGCTTGTTATGTCTCTCGCCTAGCTTTACATGATGCTTTCTTGACATTGCCACCTCCTTTACTATGCACAGAATAGCAAATCGTCAATAAGTTTGTCAAGGGGTTAAGGATAATAATAGGTATAAATAGTTCAGCTATGCTAGGCGTGAGGTTTATAGCTAAAGTGATATTTTCTTTTAATGGTCTAAATTGTCAAGGAAATAGTAGGGGATGAGAGCGTAGTGACGCACGCCATGAAGATGCTTGTTAATATGCTTTTGTATATGCTATGATGATATTGATGGGCTTACTGGTGGCGGAAGATAAGACGCTAGTTGCTCTGGCGCCCCCAGTAGGAAAACAAGTCTTGCGAGATGGTATTGAGCAAGACCATCGTCTCAAGGTGGAAGTCCTTGGGCCAGTAAGTCTTTAATAAGGTGAAAACCGTCAAGGGGAGGCAATATCGCTCACCGGCGGGAGGACGAACAAGTACGCCTGACCGCTTTTCAAAAGTAGCGTCATGAGGTAATGATGGCTAGACCTAATAATAAGAATGGCGGGAGACCTAAAATCCAAATAGATTGGAAGGAATTTGATAAGCTCTGTTTTCTGCAGTGTACCTTACAGGAGATAGCAGACTGGTTTCATTGTTCGCCAGATACTCTTGAACGGCGACTTGCAGAAGAGAAGCAAGCTACTTTTGCGGTTTATTTTGCCAAAAAGAGAGTAGGAGGTAAAATAGCTCTTCGTCGCAACTTGCTAAGGATGAGTGAAAAGCAGCCAGCAGTCGCCATTTTCCTGGCTAAGAACTGGCTCGGTATGGCAGACAAACAAGAGGTAGAGCATAGTGGAAACATTAATAAAGCCGAGAACCTATCAGATGAGGAGCTCGCCGCAATTATCGAGCGTCGCCGCGGCTGAGGAACTTCTAAGAAGAAGGAAGGCACGCAGGAACCTTCTGCCTTTTTGCCAGTTTACCTTTCCAGCATATTCAACACCGCCGCATCTTATAGCATTGTCAGAGGCGTTAGAAGCTGTAGAGAGGGGAGAATTAAAGCGGTTGATAGTATTGATGCCGCCAAGACACGGTAAGTCAGAGCTTATATCCCTTCGATTCCCCTGCTGGTATTTGGCGAAACATTCTGAAGATTATATAGTCCAAGCAGGCTATGCTGAATCTATCGCCTTAACACACTCACGCCAAGCGAGAGACATCTTTATATTACCGGAGATGAGGAGACTCTTTCCTACTATCTATCATCGTCCTGAACGTGCAGGACAGGAGACAATCATACCTGAAAGACAAGCTGCCCATGAATGGGGAACGAAGCAAGGCGGATCATATTATGCGGTCGGTATTGGTGGGGGCTTGACTGGTAGAGGCTTTAATATAGGGATTATAGACGATCCTGTGAAGGACGAGGAAGAAGCAGCGAGCTTGACTGTTAGAGAGAAGGTCTGGGATTGGTATCAAAAAGTCTTCCGCACCCGGGCGGAGCCTGATGCTGCGATCATAGTGGTGATGACGAGGTGGCATATTTCAGATTTGGTAGGGCGTTTAATAGAATTAGCAGATGAAAGTCCTGAATCCGATCAATGGAAAATTCTACATTTTAGAGCTATCAGTGAAGAAGGAGAGCAATATGAGTTCTACACCAAATACTATAAAGAAGGAACACGGTAATAAAGGGAAAAGACGCTCTGATATTGAAAAATTAAAGATGAGCCAAACACGCAAGGGGAAACATATGGGTGAGTTTTGCCCTAGTTGGAGGGGTGGACACACCTTGCATAATGGTTATTTCTGGATAAAACTTCACCCTGATGATTTCTTCTACCCTATGACGAATAAACAGAGATATGTCTATGAGCATCGTCTTGTAGTAGCGAAGGCATTAGGTCGCTGTCTACATCCCTGGGAGATAGTTCATCATAAGCATAACAAATATCCAGCAGGGAGTACAGAAGATAAACAGGATAATAGGTATCCAGAGAACTTATCTCTAGAATTAGTCAATGGTCATAATCAGATAACCATACTAGAGCAAAGAGTCAAAAGATTGGAAGTTGAAAATCAATCTCTTTCTAAGCGTATCTTGCTCTTAGAGGCTGAGAGGGTGTTACAGAATGTCTAAGATAGCTTTGTGGCCCGAGAGGTATCCACTAGAGGTATTGGAAAACATAAGAAGTAGCATAGGTAGCAGGGCATTCGAATCATTATATCAGGGTAATCCTACTGTGGCTGAGGGTCAGATAATTAAGCGAGAATGGTGGAGATATTTCAGAGAACCGCCACAATTTGCAAGGATAATCCATAGCTGGGATACGGCATTCAAAGATAAGACACAGAACGATTATTCAGTTTGTACAGTATGGGGTGAAACACAGAATGGCTATTATTTGCTTGATGTGTGGCGTGCTAAAGTAGAATTCCCTGAGTTAAAACGGGTTGCCATGGCTTTGGATGCACGCGATAAACCTAGTGCTGTATTAGTGGAAGATAAAGCAAGTGGGCAGTCTTTAATACAGGAACTACAACGGGATACTAAAATCCCTGTTATCCCGTTTAAGGTGGATAGTGATAAAGTTGCTCGCGTTTATGCTATCACTCCTTTAATAGAAGCTGGTAGAGTCTTCTTGCCTGAGAATGCTCCTTGGCTATTTGATTATATTGAGGAACTGTCAGCTTTCCCCAATGCTACACATGATGATCAGGTGGATAGCACGACTCAGGTGCTATCATTTATGAGGGGTAAATTAGAGCAAGAAATGATTGTGATTTATGATACAATGAAAGAGGTGAACTTAGACTTATAAAGGGAGATAATGATGAATTGGATAAGAGATTGGAGGAGAGTAATTTATGTGCATCCCTGCATAGGATGGTATATAACTACAGGTAATGAATTAATTTGTTGGTGATAAGGGAGGCAAAAATAGAATGAAGTTACCAGATGTGACTAAAAGACCTAGTGCAGAAACGTCAGAGGAGAAGAGGCGATACCGACATGAAACTATTATTATCGTTGTTCTATTTATCATAGTGATAAGCATGTTTTGGGTTGGTATGTTAAGCACTCATTAGGAGGCAATAAATGGACGAGATAACTAAATGGCTGTTTACCAAGCCTAACGTGGTTTTGGTAGGCAAAGGGCACAAGATAGTTCGAGGTGAAGATACAGGGAGGGACGCTATAGTGGTCGGCGTAATCAAAAAACTACCATTGCACGCCTTGAAGATAGAGGATGTAATCCCAGCGAAAGTCGATGATAAGGAAACTGATGTGATTGAGGCAGGGGTAATCCGTGCCTTACAAGCTAGAACGGACGAATGGAATCCTGCTCCTGGTGGAGTATCTATTGGTCATAAGGATGTAAGCGCTGGAACACATGGTATTATGGTATGGAAGACGAGCGTGCGGTATATATTGTCGAATAATCATGGCTTGGCTAATGAGAACAAGGCGGTTATTGGAGATTCTATCTTCCAGCCTGGGAAGCTGGATGGTGGAGTCAAGGAGCGGGCGAAATTGGCTGAATTCATCCCGCTCATAGGCTTCGAGGGGGAAGAGCCAGAACCTCCTCCTCCTCCGAGCGATTGCCCGGTGGCGAACTTTATCGTTGATATCTGTAATTGGATTGCCCTAATAGCAGGAAGAGAAACCAGACTTCAAGCTATTGTGCCCAAAGAAACCAGAGAAGGCATAAACAAAGTCGATGTTGCCTTGGCTCGCCCTCTCGATGATGCGGAATTCCTGGATAGCATCCTGGAGATAGGCGAGCCAAAAGGGAGGACTGAAGGCGAAGTGGGCATGAAGATAAAGGGAAGCGGTAGAACATCGGCGCTCGTTCATGATGAGATAGCCGCAATAGATGGTACGGCCAATGTTATGTATAATTCAGGCCAAATCTTTCTTGAAGACCAGCTTATCACGAAGGGGCCGATGTTACTAGGCGGGGATAGCGGTATGATTATATTGACCGAAGACAATAGGGTTGTTGGGGGAGGCTTTGCGGGAAGTGATAAATTGTCGATACTGAACAAATACTCCAATATCAAGGAGGCGTTGCAGTTAGATGGCTAAAATAGAAACAAAACAGGAAACACATTTAAGAGAGCTCGCACCAAAGGATGAGTTAGAATTATTCATAAGAGAAGCTATCGCCAGTGTTGAGGCTACTTTAGCACTAGAGGACGAAGGGTGGGTGAACTTGAGCGGTACAACGGCTGATGTTATCCAGCCAGCAGAACGAATAGCAAACCTCAAACTATCACGCCTCTATGCCCTCAAAGACCCATTGGGGAAGCAGGCTATTAGGTTATGGACAGACTATACCTTTGGTCCGGGTATGACTTGGCAGGCGGAAGACGAAGGGGCTAAGAAGGTACTAAAGGCGTTCTGGGACGCAAAAGATAATAAGACCGTGCTCTCCGCTCGGGGGCAGCGTAAATCATCCGACAAACTATTAGTAGATGGCGAATTGTTCTTTGCTCTCTTTTTGGGTGCCAAGGGTATGATTACAATCAGGTGGATTGACCCATTGGAGATAACCGAGATAATCACCGATCTTGACGATAAGGAAAAGGTGATGTTCTACCGTAGGGAATGGTCGGATGCACAGGGTAAATCACATAAAGACCATTATTGTAGTGTGACCAACCCTAAAGGTGCAGGCGCAAAAGATGCGCTAGGTACGAGTGTTCAAAAGTCGCAGGATGCTCTGATTTATCATTTTCCATACAATACCACTACCCAAAGAGGCAACCCATTATTGTTACCCGCCTTACCCTGGTTGAAATATAACACGAAGTTCTTAGCTAGCCGCATAGCTATAATGCTAGCATTGGCTAAGTTCGCTTGGCGGCAGAAAGTAAAAGGCGGGCAGGCAGCTGTGGATGCCATTAAGGCCAAGACACATGACAAAGAGGTAGAGGCAGGCTCAGTCTTAGTAGAGAATTTGGGCGTGGATACTATCCCCATAAAGACCGAAACAGGCGGGCAGGTAGCCTATACTGACGGGCGGATGATTAAATTGATGTTCCATTCAGGTGTAGGTTGGCCAGAACAATATTTCGGGGACATATCAATCGGGAATCTTGCCACTGCGAAGACCGTAGAACTGCCTGTAGCAAAGATGATTCAATCCTATCAAGCTGTTTGGAATGCTGCTTATCAGGATATTGACGAGATTGTATTGGCGCACGCTAATATTCCCCCGGATAAATGGTATGTCGACAGAGATTTCCCACCGATAGCACCTCAGGATGTTGCCCTTGTCTCAAAGGCGATTGTAGACATCATCGGGGTTTTGCCCGAGTTCGCAGGCTCGCAGGATATTCAGCAGTTGGCACTAGTGACTCTGGGCATAAACGATACCGCTGAGGTATTAGACGCTCTTGATAAGGTAGAGAAGAAAACAGAGAGTGATACTAACGTTGCTTTGCTTAAAGTGACGAGACTACTCAGGGAAATTATAAAGAGAAAGGAGGAACCTAAATGAAATGTTTTAAGTGTAGCAAGGAAATGGAACGAGCAGATAGCAATGGAACCATGAAGGGGATTGTGGTAGATGTTATCATTGATAAACCAAACAGAACACAGGAAACCATCGCCTATAACAATCTCCAGTTGGGTAAGTATAGCGATGGAAAGGGTGAGTGCCATGTTGGTATTTGCTACGAGTGCTATATAGATGGGTTGTTCAATATGTATGAGGGAGTGAATATTGCACGCTTGGCAAAAGAGCTTCACCAAATGACTGTAAAAAGGAGCGCAGGATGAAATGCGAGACTTGTCAGGGAAAAGGCTTTACTGAGTTAGAGCATGGCTTAATACAGGTTAAATGTTCTGACTGCGACGGCACAGGAGAGATAGATGAAGGTGATAGCGGAATTGAACGAGCTGATAAATCTGCTAGAGGCGGAGATACCAGCAAATCCAAACAGCGCAAAGAATCTAAAACTAAGAAGAAGGCTCGAAAGGGAACTCGCTAGATACTTCAAGTCGCTCGAGGATGCGTTCCCTTATGGTAAACTGGCGGGGATTTATAACAGATATGGTATAAAGGAAAGCTTGGGTTCGGAGACGGAAGATATGCTTAATCCTCTATTGGCTACCTTTGACAGTATCTTGACTGATAAATTGATAAGTCATTTAGCAACCATCTACAAGGCTGGGAGTGATGAAATGGTAGCATGGGGCAATAAGACCAGGGAGTCAACTTATATAGTTAAAGAAGTTGAACCAGGGGATTTTGAGGGACCACCTATGCAAGAAGCGATAGATTGGGCGAAAAAGTATATAGCCAAGATTAAATTAGTTGATGGACTTAATGAGGAAACCGTGAAACAGATTTCCAATGTCATATCGGATGGCATAAAGAATAAACGAGGGATACCAGGGATTAAAAGTGATATAAGGCACAAATTTGATTGGATGGCTAGAGGTGCTCCATCGGACATTAAAGGTCTTACATTAGCTTCTAGGGCTGAAATGATTGCACGCACTGAGACATCTAATGCTCTCTCCCAAGCTTCGTTAGGTAGAATGAAGGATATGGGCATCGAAGGCAAGGAATGGGTGACTTCAGGAGATGATAGGGTGAGTAAAACAATTTGTGCGCCGAATGAAGCCCAAGGAGTTATTGCTGTTGATGAGGCATTCCAAAGCGGTCACGATGCACCACCAGGTCACCCGAGATGCAGGTGCGCGTTAGCGCCAGCGATATTGAGCAAATGAGAGCACAAATATCCCGTAAAATACGCCAGGTGAATAGGCGGAATTGGCGTTCCTACTTAAAGGAAATCAGAGATTTCCCATTTAAGGTTCGTTTCAGGATAGCTTGGTGGATTGTTTTTGGCGATAAGAAGAAGGTATAATGGTAGAAAGGCATAGTGGTAGAAGAATAGAACCACCCTCTCCTTGGCCAAGGGGGAATGACCAAGACCTTGAGCTCAAGAAGGAACTTGAGAAAGTAAATTGGCATCTTGATTACGGAAATGTTAAAATACAGATAAGGCAGGGCAAAGTAACGCTTTTGGCGATAGAGAGGACGGTTAAGCTAGATTGACGAGGAATCTTAATGGAAGATAAAAGCTATCTACAGGATGGGGAAAGCATTTGGTTAGAAATCTGGCTACCAAAGGATACACCCCAAGATATTATTATCAAACTTGAAGAATACGGCTTTGGGCAAACACCAGATAAAGGGGGCGAGTTCTATATCCCAGAAGGTTCATTAGAAACATTCAAGAAACTTGCCTATCCCTACGATGATGTATATATCCTGCAAAGGTATATTCACAAAGATATTCCACTTGAAACTCGGCAAAATATGACATTAGATTTGATAAAGGAATTAACGCAAGCTGGGGTTCATGGGATTGATAATTTTAGAAAGAAGATTTGGCCTACTATAATGATTAAATAATTTTAGTTACAATCTAGCTGAATCGAGGAACGATAGGCAGAAATGTTTATCGTTCTTTTTTTATTATTGAGGAGGATATTGAACGAACAAAAGATACCTGAAGTGGGTGAAATTAGAAGAGGTCGTGAAATAGGACGTCCTAGTAAATCCTGTCGGTATATTTGGCACGCTTGTGAGATATGTGGTAAAGCAAGATGGGTTCAATTTTATAACAGGCAACCATGCTCTAAGCGGTGTCTCTATTGTGCTAATCACGAACTAGGGCGTAGCAAGAGAGGTGCTGATAATCCAGCTTGGAAAGGTGGCCGATATGGAGATGGGCGTGGCTATATTCTAATCAAACTGCAGCCTGATAATTTCTTCTATTCTATGACTAGCCGCGGGATGGTATATGAGCATCGTTTTGTAATGGCGAAATCTCTTAATCGTTGTTTGTTGCCTTGGGAAATTGTTCATCACAGAAATGGTATCAAGGATGATAACTGCTTAGAGAATCTTCAATTACTACCTAGCCGAAACTTTCATATGGTGGATACGCAAACAAAAAGACATATTAGCAAACTAGAAAGCAGAATCACCCACCTTGAGGAACGAGTGATACAACTAGAGGGCGAATTGATTTTAACAAGAGGAGGCAATAGAGATGCCGTACACAATAAGTGATTATCCAGACGCAATAAAGGGATTGCCTGTGAAGGCGAGGGAGATGTGGATTAAGGTATTTAATTCAGCCTTCAAGCAATACAAAGACAGGGAAGACCAAGAGGCTTTAGCAGCAGCGAGTGCGTGGGCACAAGTCAAGAAATCTTATAAGAAGAATGCTGATGGAAAATGGACGGCTAGAGAGGCACAAGAGGCAACTCATGTTCACGGTAGTCATGTTTGTATTTGCCCTGAATGCGATAAGGAAATAACTGTTGCTGAAAATATAAAATGCAATACCCAGTCCTGTCCTGAATGTGGGGCTAAAATGAGGGCAAAGGATATTGGGGAACGGAGGGAATCTATGAGTCTAAGTGACGAGAATAAGAGGAATCTATTGCAATCGGCGTTAGTCAAAGAATATGGGCTGGCAATTGAAGACCCTATCCCCAAGAAGCTATCTATCGAAGAGGTGTTTGACGAAGAACTTACCTATAACATTGATGGGCAGTCATATAAGGTGAGTTACAAATTAGATGAGGATGGCAAGGCTGTAATCGGCGAGCCTGAGAAAGTATTGAAACAGATAGTCTATAAGTCCATGGAATCACTGCAGTCCGCATACTCCGAGATTATACAAGAGGCGGGTAGGCGGAACGCTGACCTGGACTCCGTACGCATAAAGCAGATTGTCGCTCTATGCCAGGAGTTACTATCGTCTGAAGAGCCAGAGGAAAAGAAAACCAAGGAAGTCTTGAAAGAGGCTAATTCGGTCTTAGTCTGGATTAAAGAGCAGGCGGCAATGAAGACCGAGGATGGCGTGAAATACCCCGCTTCCGCCTTTGCCTATACGCCCGAGGCTGACAAGCCTTCAGGGTGGAAGCTCAGATTATGGGAAGACCCGACGAAGAAGGTCACGCGTGCGCAGTTAGGGAGGGCGGCTGCCGCATTGAGCCCTGGTGGATTCAGGGGGCAGAAGGTAGCAATACCCGCTACTGACCTATCCGCTGTCAAAAGGAAGATAAAGGCGGAATACCGCAAGTTCGATGTGGAGGAGGAAGAAATACCGAGGTGGGTGAAGGAGGCGGAGACGCGGGAACTGATACAAAACTATATTCCTCTTACCGAAGCCACCTTTGATAAAGGGAGGGCTACCGTAATTGTCATCAAGGCTGGCTTCAATGCTACTGAAGATAGATATTATCCCGCTGAAGTATTAAAGCGGGATTATGAGATATTCGAGGGCATGAAGATGTATGCCGACCATCCGACGGAAGAGGAGGACAAGGCTCGTCCTGAAAGGTCGATAAAGGACTGGGTTGCTACATTAACTGGAGTCAAGTGTGATGAGAACGGCGTAGTTACCGGCATTGCCGAGATTGTCGAGCCGTGGTTGATGCAGAAGTTAGCCTCATTGCGGGAGAAAGATATGCTGTCAGAGATGGGCATTTCAATCAACGCAGTAGGCAGCGCTTCCAAAGGCACCATCGACGGCAAGGAAACTCTGGTGATAGAGAAACTCGTGGCTGCCAGGTCGGTTGATTTTGTAACCGAGCCTGGGGCTGGCGGTATCGTCACATTTTACGAGTCGGAAAGATACGACATTGATTTAGTGGAATTGGCTACCTTAAAGGAGAAGCGCCCTGATTTAGTCAAGGTTATCGAGGCTAATATCAGGGCAGAAATAACCAAGGAGGTTCAAAAACACATGGAAAACGAAGCAAAGATTACGGAACTGGAGGGTCAGATAGAGACGCTGACCAAAGAGCGAGACGACCTCAAAGAAGCTGCTGAAAAGGCGGAGAAGGATAGGGCGAAGGCTGAAGCACAAGCTGTTATAAAAGAGGCTGTAGACAAGGCTGAGCTACCCGAGGCTGCCAAAGAGCGTCTTATCGAGAGGTTCAAGGACGCCGAGTCTGCTGACGGAATCGAGGAGGCGATAAAGATGGAGATTGATTATATCGCCAAACTCGCCGAAAGCGGCAAGGTGAAGGGCTTGGGTGCTACTCAATCCAGCCCTGAAAAGGATAGGGAAGCACTTAAAGAGTCCTTCAAGAAACTGCACCCAGAATGGGACGAGGCTCAACTTGAGACCGCCGTCTCTGGGCGCTAAGTAAAAATAAACTAGGAGGTACATAAAATGCCTAGGACTACATTTGGAGTATATCCAACAGCAGATGCCCTGACAGAGGGCGAACAAATCTCGTCTACTTATGAGGGTAGACATGTAACACTAGAGGCTCAGGATTTAATCAGTGCAGCAGGCGCATCGCAATGCGTCAAAGGGCTACCTGTTATATTCGGGCCTACTGGATTAATGGGGGTTGGAATAGCCTTCAATACGACTGCCGTGGCTACTGACCTTGTAGCCATAGATACCGAAGGGATATGGATTGTTGATGTTTGGGCACAAGATGATGGTGGTGCTGTTGCTGTAGCTGGTGGTGATGACCTATACATTGATATTACACCCGGCAGTTGCGTTGTTAGTAAGATAGCTAGTGCTGCGACAAATATCCCCTTCGGTTATGCGCTAGGAACTATCACTACACCAGGTAATAAAGAGAGAATAGCCGTCAAGGTTCATTGGGACCCGATTGACAACTGGGTGCTCGACCAAGAACCGCTTTTCTTCGGCGATGCTAAGGATGTCAGCGTTCAATGGAACGAGACTTTTCTGGCGATAGCCATAGAGGCAGTGAGTAAGGCGGTTGGCCTTGAAATGGCTATATCTGCTGCGGCATTAGCTGATGGTTATGGGTTTTTTGAGACCAATGCTAATGTAGCTGGAGCATCTCCTGGATTCGTTGCGGCGAGATCAGACTGGCTCAATCTAGCAGCCGACTTTGAGGTAATGCCTGGTGGTGGTCTGATAACTCCACACACTGACGGTATCTACGAAGTAGCCGGTGCAACCCTTACCGGAGCTACGATTGCTCTTGCTGGTAAGTTCACTGACCAGATGGTCTCGGCTGGCTTTGGGATGTATAACCTATGGAATCTTAATCTAACACAGACCTTAACCGCACTGTTTGAGGTCAACAACCCGGCGCTCATGGGTTATATTGCTGGCACAGACGTCACAAATGTGTGTGGGAGTATCCCATTCTTCCATACCGGTGGCGGAGCAACAAAGTATATCAGACTTTATAGCGATGCTGCTGCCTAAAACTAAAGTAAAAAAAGGAGTAAGAAAGTGAAGCTAACAAATGGTGAAATCTTTAACGCAAAGGAACCATTACAAAAACTGATGGCTGAAAAGATGCCAGTTAAGGTTAGCTATGGTTTGGCTAAACTTGCAGCTAAACTCAATGACCAATTACAGGTCATTGAGAAAGTGCGGCAAGGACTAATCCAAACCTATGGCGAAAAAAACCCTAACAATCCTATGCAAATTAGAGTTGACCCCCAAAATAAGGGCTTCCCGAAGTTTGCATCAGAGTTAGGGGAACTGATGTCTCAGGAAGTTGAGATTGTTTTTGAGAAGGTGACACTACCTGATATGTTGGAGGTTGAACCTGTTACCTTGATGATGCTAGATAAGTTCATCACGGTAGCCTGAAAAATAAACACAGGGAGGATAACATGAAACTGATGAAATTAATGGAGGATTGGAAGGGATATGTCTCTCTTTCCGATATTCAGAGAGGCGAGGGCTATGAGCTGAGGTTAAAAGAGACCATCGACTTGCTCTCAAACGCCAATAACCTTCCTCCTCATAAATACGAGTACCTTTTAAGGGAAGCACTGACCACATCCGACTTCCCTAACCTGTTCGGTGATGTTCTGGATAGACAGGTTCTGGCATCCTATAAGGCTGTCGACCCGGTCTGGAAGGCGTTTGTAAAGATGTCTACCGTACCAAGAATATCCCCGCAGGTGGGCGGATACAGGTTTGCCATCACCGGTGGAGACCAGAAACTCGCTAAGGTAGCTGAGAAGGGCGAATACCTGGCGAGCGATAGGGCTGAGGAGCGATTTCCCCTGTCGGTTGACAAGTATGGGCGCCAATTCGACATCTCCTGGGAAGCTCTAATCAATGATGACCTGGGGGCTTTGAAGGACACGCCAGAGAGGTTTGCCCGTGCTGCGATAAGGACTGAACATGACTTAGTCACTTCTACGTATGCTACGAGCGTAGCGCTCTATAGCAGTGTTGCTGGGCAACTTAATTGTGTGGCAACTGCTTTGAGTATAGCCGCCCTTGAAACAGGGGTAGAGACACTGTCGAGTTTCCTGGATGCTGCTGGCAACCCGATAATGAACAGGGCTAAATACCTCGTAGTGCCTCCAGCCCTGGAGATGACGGCACGCCAAATCCTGACCTCATCCACTAAGATGTGGCAGGAAAATGCAGCCGGAGCTGGTCCCCGTGCTTATCCAATGACCAACACGATAGCTCAATATGGACTACAGTTAATAGTTGACCCATATCTGGCAATATACGGTAGTGCTGGTATGCTCAACACTCAGTGGTATCTGTTCGCTGACCCGAAGGATATTGCCGCTCTGGAGTTTGCTCATCTCAAAGGGCACGAGAGGCCTGAGATTTGCATGAAGGCTTCAGACAAGGTGACTGTCGGTGGCGGAGCGATCAACCCGATGTCGGGTGATTTTGCTACTGATAACGTCTTCTACCGAGTCCGCTTGGTCTTCGGTGGAACCACGCTTGACTGGAGAGCCACCTATTGTGGCGGAGACAACGTAAGGTAAGTTTAACGCTAGTCGGGGCGAGGGTGTTTAAGCTCCTTTTCCCCTTGCCTCGGCTAGATAATAAGGAGGTATGATATGCCTAATCCTGCGGTAGATTTCCCATGGGAAAAGATAATCGTAGCGGGTAATGCCCTTGTTCATACTGGGCGATGCGTGCTTCACTCTATCCAATTCAACGGGATGACCACTGTCGGGAATGTCAATGTGTTTGATGGGGTGGACAATGGAGGGATTCTTATCGGCACGCTTATTCTCAGAAGTGCTGTCCATGTTAGTTGCCAGCCAATGACCTTTCTTTATGATTGCGAGATGGCAACGGGTATTTATCTTGAATATGTCGGATTGGTCGGCAACTTCACGGTGATGTTTAAGTAGCATGAATAGAAAGCCTTATAACGCCAAATACTGCAAAGCGGTGAAATGCTCTAAGCGGTCTGGGAATAAATGCATTGTTGATATATGCGTGCATAACCGCAAGCGGATAGTATATTGGGAGACGCACGGTGTGATACTCAAGGAGGATACAGAAGATGCCTGATCCAACAATATTTCCAGTAGATAATGCTATAGATACCCAAGCCATAGTCGGGCCAGGTTCGATGCTGGCATTGGCAGCGAATGAAGCTAGGGCGGATGCCGATATTACGAATGACGGAGACAATGTTGTCTATTTAGCCAGAGGGCATGCTGCGGTTATGGGTATGGGACAACGACTCAATCCGAATGGTGGCACTTACCATATAGGCACAAATAATCTGTTTCTTGGTGATATTTATGGTATAGCGGAAGATGAAACAAATCTAGCAGTAAGTGAGGGTACGCACCCATGAGCGGCGAAGGTATTTGCAACCCACTGGACGAAACTGAAATACTGGCTGATTTGGCTACTCTACAAACAGATGTTGATGCTGTCCTTGAAGATTCTGACGCTATCAGGGAAGTCACCGATGCTGAGGCTATACTTACCGAAATTGCGGGGCAACTGACAACCGACGGCAATGTACAGAACCTCTATATCGCCGAAGCGCCCGCGGGGATTTTCAGATCTGTATGCGTCAAGATAGACTTCACTAACCATACTGCTACGGAGACTGTGGTTGTGAAGACTCATTATCGCATAGCACCCGGGGGTGTCCATAGAGAACAGGACTCGGTAACTTATGCGGGAGTGCCAGCCGAACCACTAATCAATATTGACTTAGAACCTAATCGTTATGGAATCAAGGTAACGATTCAAAAGACGGCGGGCACAAACCGAGATTACGATTTTGAGGTTTTTTACGAGGAGGCTCCATAATGAGTGTGCACTATGACGCTTTGGACATAAACAGGGATATTGTTCTGGACCTTCCATTCAGGGAAGGGGCTGGGGTTATTACTCACAGTGTAGCCAAGACACATCCTCTTGTTACGATAGTTCCTAATACGGCTCCGTGGTCGATACTTGATTCCCATTTGCCCTTCCTTACGCTTGATGGGGCTACCGAGTATTTGTGGGCTTCGGCTGCCGATACTGCAAACCTGAATTTCACTTCACAGGATTATAGTGTTGGGGGATGGTTCAGAATTGATAGTGGTGGAGCTGATGACAAAACCCTGATGAGTCGGTTTCTTGTAAGCGTCGATGGCTGGGAGCTATACCACTATACGACTCTGACGCTACAAATGCGTCACCATCATCTGAGTCAAGCTCCGAATCTCCGCACATCCGCTTATTCTCATGGCTGGGCTTATGGTAACTGGTATTTTATGGGGTTTAGCCGAATTGGGGCTGTTGGGCAATTTTACAGGGGTGACGTGGATGGTTTTGCAGCCCTTACCACAATATGCAACGGTGGTTTGGTTAATGCCGATACTTGTAACCGAAATCTTTATATCGGGCGTGAGGCTGTTCCAGCTTTTAACTCCTATAAGGGCGGACTCTGGCGACCGAGGGCTTGGAATGGTAGAGCATTGACCGAAGCTGATTGGAGATGGGTATATGAACGAGAATTGAGGTGGTTCTTATCATGATAGATATAATAGGAAGAATTAGAGATGCACTTGGTAATATAGCAATTGAGGAACACCATGAGCATTCACGGTGCCGTGTCTATCCACAGGATGTAGGAGCCACGATAACTCTGGCTGCGAATGCGGCGGCTAATACCTTCGGTAGCTGGACGGAGATAGTTCCGCTAGGCACTATTGGATTTATTTACGAGGTGGTTGGCCTAGTTATAGAAGAGGCGAATGCAGCGACAACCTATTTCGTTCAGCTAGGGTTTAGCACTGTCGGTGGTTCTGATCCTACCACTGCCCAGATATTAGGCGAAAGGCGGACACTATTACCCACCCCTGTGGTAAGGGCAACAGAACTGTTTGCTTTTTATAGCCAGGATTGCCCTACGAACGCTAAGTTATGGGGCAGAGTAAAGACAGCTTCAACTAATGAAGATGAATTGGAAGTCAGCGTGGTTTTAATAAGACATATAGAAATCACTAATCCAATACCCCTATTAACTACCTGGCCGTGGACAGCATGAGGAGATAAATTATGGCGAATATATCCGATTATCAAGAGGAAAAGTGGCTGCAGGAAACATTCAAGGATGTTGTTACCTATTGTGGGTTGATAGAAACTGGAGATTATGATGCTGAATTGGAGGCAGGCACGCTTACTCACGAAATCACTGCCTATACTGGTAATAGAAAGGCGATAACTTTCGGCGCCATAGCACAGGTAGCAGGGAAGGCGACTATTAAGAACTCGGTGGCACTGGAGTTCTTAGTGATGCCCGCCGTGACAGTAAAATACGCCATCGTGTGCGATGCCGCCACTGCAGGTAATATACTTTACTGGGCTCCATTGGCTGCTGAAAAAGCGTGCAATGCGGGCGATACGTTTAAGTTGCCGATTGATGCATTGGTATTAAATTTGGCTTAGGAGTTTAAGGGAGGAAGCGTTATGAAAACTATCTGGAGACCGAAAAGCCCTCATTTGCTTACTGAGAAGCAGAAGCAAGAGAAGCTCAAAAAGGACAGTGAGTATGAGATTGCCGTTATGAATATCTATGCAGACAAATCCCTGATAACAGAAGAGAAGCAATCTCAAAAGGCTGTTTTATGGAACGATTATGTGGAATGGTCTAAAGGCTTTGACATATACGAGGAGGTTACTCCTGAGCAACAACTAAGTGAGGCTGAGGTTGGATTGACTATGCAAGTTGAGCAAATAAATCTCATACGGGCTGAACTCAAAAAGCCACTCCTAGAGGTCAAGGAAAAGACTGAAAAGGTGAAGTAGTGTCGCAAACTTTCTTTCCGATTGACCCTGTTGAGGTGGCTGTTGGAGCTACTTTAGCGTGGACAGACGTTGATATTAGCGCTCATATTCCAGTGAACGCTACTGACGTAATACTGCATATAGTGAATACTAATGCCCCCACTCAATACGCTATCGGGTTACGCAAGAACGGCTCTACCAGCAACACATACCAGAATATGCATGAGATAAACCATTTCTGGGCAGCTATAGGCGTGGATGCCAACAGGATATTTGAGGCTTATGTGGGAAGCACCACTGACCAAGATATTTATGTCGTTGGCTATACTATGTCTGGGGTTACTTTTCTTACTAATGGTGCTGTTAAAACACCAGCGACTGGTGCTTGGAATGACATAGATTGTAGTGCTGAAGCTCCTAACGCTGTCGGGCTAATTTTTGAGGTAATTGGTCATGCTTCTATTTTTTATGATACTGGTCTGCGTAAGAACGGAAGCACGGATAATCATCTTGGCGAGCATATAGGGCATACTTGTTTTGGAGCTATTATCGGCTGTGACGACTCCCAGATTTGCGAAGGCTATCGTGAGAGCTTTTGGCAATACTTTGCTCTTGTAGGCTATATCACCGATGGTGCTACCTTCAACACCAATGCAACTGATGTTAGCTTAAGCGTTCCCCCTTATAGCGAATGGACTGACTTACCAGCGTTACCTGCTACCGCCGTTATGGGATTCATCGAGGTTAACTGTGTAACAACGGGAGCGAATTATTACTATGGCTTGCGTGAGAACGGCTCAGCAGAGAATATTTACTATACAGCCGCAGCACATAATTGGGGTCTCGTTGAGTGCGATGCTAACCGAATTATAGAGGGCAAAATACTAACTAATGACCTTGACTTCCACGTTGTTGGGTATGCTACAGCACCAGCAGTAGTTGAAGGTTCCGCTTCAGGCTCAGGTATAGGATTAGCTGAAGCGACAGCCCGTCTCGATGTTTTCGGGCAAGCCAGCGCCAGCGGCGTGGGCATAGGCAGCGGTGATGCCTTTCTGGATGTAATCGCACAGGCTGAGGGGAATGGTGTGGGTATAGGTAGTGGCGATGCTCTTCTGGATGTGATTGCACAAGCTCAGGCATCGGGAGTCGGTAGCGGGATGGCCGATGCTTTGCTAGAAGTGCTCGCTGAGGCTCAGGCTAGCGGGGTAGGAACAGGACAAGTAATAGACGCCTACCTTATCAGGTGCTTCCTCACTAGGGTGAATCGGGCAAGGTTAGAACCGATAAGGTTAACGCCGTCGAGATTAACGCCATCGAGAGTGAGTCCGTCGAGAGTGAAGGCATCAAGGTTAAATCCGTCAAGGATGGCTCCGTCGAGGATAAGACCGTCAAGGATAGATGCTTCAAGGCTGGAGGCATCGAAGGTGGAAACAATAAGGTGCCACAGGATAGATTAGGAGGGTGTTATGGCTATAACGTATAACTATGACCTTGATACAAATGTTGGTAAAGTCCGCCTCAAAATAGGCGATACGGATGTAGACCCAACCACCGATGCTGTATTTAGTGACCAAGAGTTAGAGTATTTTCTGACTAAGAACTCGGATAATATCAACCTAGCTTCTGCCGATGCTTTAGAAGCGTGGGCGGCTAAATATGCCGCCAGTGCTGATAGTGAGAAGATAGGCGATTACGCATACACGCAGAAGAATGTTGATAAGATGCTCAAGCTGGCAAAGGAATTCAGGGAGACAGAAGCGGCAACCCCAGCGTTAGAGTGGGCGGAGATGGACTTGACAGGAGAAGAAGAATGACATTTACCACATTGCTTATCAACACCTGCACTGTTCAGCGGTTTACCGCAGATGATATTGATGACTATGGCAATCCGACTGGGACCTGGGACGACTCAGACGAAGCGTGCAGACTAATGGCTGGCACAGGCAAAGAGATTAAGGTTGGAGCCGAAGTGGTCATTGCCGATTATAAGCTCTTTATCGGTGGTGATGTGGATATTACGGAGCAGGATAAGGTGATAATTGGCTTAGTAACTTATGAGGTTTTGTTGGTAGCGGACAGGCAGGACGGCATACAAGGACATCACAAAGAGTGCTACCTCCGAGTTGTTAGGTAATTTTGAAGGAATTAGAGGCATGAAGATAAATATCAAAACAATAATGAATCTGAGAACCAAAGAGGCTGGCAAAGAGGTGCACAAAGCGGCGGAAAAGTCTCTGAAGGATGTTACCGCGGCTATCACAGGAGATGCCATTAAAGGCTCACCATTATTAACAGGCAACAACCGGCGGTCTATCAAGTTTGATATAAAGGAACTCAGTGCATCGGTTTACAGCACGAGCGGTTATGGAGGCTTCCTTGAGACGGGAACTTCAAAGATGGTAGCCAGACCTTATTTCAAACCAGCTTTAGATAGGCATATTGGGGAATTACCCAAAGGGATAAAGGCAAACTTAAGATGATAATAGACACGAACGTTGTGTTAAGGGAATATTTGATTCTGCAGGCAACCCTGACGGATATAGTCGATGAAAAGATATACTGCCCGCGATTGCCGGAGAATCCAGTGGGCGATATATCTTTATTGCCCGCGTTGGGATTCTTCACTCGGGGGGGCAGCTCTACTCCATATATTCCTGGCATAGTTACTCCCAGCGTCCAGTTTGACTGTTGGGGAAGCAGCCCGATAATCGCACGGCAGGTTTACAGGGCATTATACGATGTGCTTCAGGGTATTCAGAATCAGACGGTTACGGTCGACGGCAATGATTATATGATACTGAGTGCTGAAGAGGAAGTGCACGCACAAGATTTGCAGGATATAGATATACCTGAGTATTTCAGGGTATTAGCGATGTTTAGCATAATGATAAGGGCAGAATAAGGAGGTAAGCATGCGTGAAAAGAAGAAGGTGAAGAAGGAAGTCATAGGCACACCAAAGGTCGATATACAGTCAAAGGGCAAATACTACGAGGATCTGTTTAGAGGAGGCAAATAATGGCTTTAACGATAGCGAACGTTTTAGTGGGGGTGGCATCGCTGGGGATCAGGCAGCCGAATGATGCCATTGCGGAATGGTCGACCGATCAGCATCAAGGAGCGGGCACGCATTCGGTGAAACTCTATAAGGGAGGTTCAGGAAACGCTGGCAGTACGCATCTTGAGATTATCCCACCAGCGGGGATACTGGGCCGTGGCTTTACGGCTGCCATCGCTGCCAACAAGTATGAGTATTATCATTATTGCTCAGCCGTTACGGGCAACTTCGCACAAGTCGAATGGAGGTTTGAAGACCCTGATTCTGTTGGCTGGGCTGAGATAACTGCCATACCATTACAGAATTATCTTGGAACTGCAGCTTGGGTGCAACAGACATCAGCATCCGCCGATAAGGTTGGATATGGTGGTCATAAGGAAGATGGCAGTTCATTCTTCGATTGGGATTTAGGGGATACTCTGGCTTCTGTTGTTGCTACAATTAACGCTCTTCTTGCTGGGGATATGAACAACTGGATACTCAAAAGAGTCCGAATCGAACTCTGGGAAGCATCACCATTGAGAACCATGTATGTTGATACTGTAAAAATCAACGATGTCAGCTACACGATAGAGCCAGGCGGAACCGCACCAGGTATGTCGCTAGGTAGTCCATACGCTGAAGTAGGTTACACTGAAGACGGTGTGGTTTTTGAATATACCGCTGACGAAATGGACATTGATGTTGAGGAAGAGACGTTCCCCATTAACCGGGTAATAGCGAAGGAAACTCTGGCTATCACCTGCAATATGGCGGAAAGCTCGCTTACCAATATCAACAATGCGATAGCTGGCGCTGTGTTAGCTGGCAGTGTCGTGACACTGGGCGATGGTATAAACAAGACAATGAACCTCAAGATAGCGGGAACTAATCCAGACGGATTCAACCGTGAAATCTTCGTTCCGTTAGCAACCAGCACGGGAATAGTTGGGATGGCTTATAAGAAGGGCGAAAAGACAATAGTTCCTGTCACAATCCAGGCTCTGAAAGGCGCTAGTGACGTTTGTACGATAGTGGACAACACAGTATAAAAGAGAGGAGGTAAAGGAATATGGCGGTAACAAT